GCTACCTCGACGGCATCTAGTAACAGCGCAGGCGCTTAAAAATGCCTGCCTATTGCTCCACCTCAAATCACCTACAGGAGAATTCCGACATGGCGAAGATCAAGAATACGGGCGGACAGCCGCGTGGTTTCAACACCGAAGACGGTGGTCACGTCGTCGTCCGTCCCGGCGAGGAGAAAGAGTTCAATATGAGCGAAGCAGATTTCAAGCATCTGCAGGAGACGATGGAAGGTCTCCCCGACCCGAAGCCATTCGAGGTTTCTGGTAGCCACGGCGGCGTCAAGGCGAAGAAGGACAAGAAGGACGGCGACGAAGTGGAGATGCCGGCGCAGTCTACCGAGCCGCCGGCACCGTCAGGAGAAGCTGTTGCCGCTCCTCCGGTTACACCACAGACCGAGAAGGAACGGCGCGAGCGAGAAGAAAAATCGCGCGGTGGTCCCGGTGTTGGTGCCGGCGCGCCGCGCAAGCCCGCTGAAGATGACGACGACGACAAGAAGCCCGCACACCGAGGCAGGTGACCGATGGCTATCACCACGGTAATGCCACCCACCATCGCGGAATTCCGGAAGGCGTTTCCGGAATTCCAATCGGCCACCGATGACCAGATACAAATGGCCATCGACACGGCGATGACGTGGGTGGATGTCTGGTGGTTCTGGCCAGACGCCAAGCTCGCGGTGATGTATGCCGCCGCGCATTATCTCTGGCTGCACGACAAGGCCAGCGGCGGTCTCATCACTGGCGGCGGTGGGACCGGCGGCGGCACGCCACCCGTGGTCGACTCTGAAGCTGGTTTGATCTGGGTCAAGAGCGTTCGCTTCCGAGATCGCAGCGTGACCTATGAGCGCGTTTCCGGCAGCGCATCAGGGTCCGAAGGTTCAAGCGAGCACGTCACATCATCGTCCGAGGATTTCTGGAATTCCTCGCCATACGGCCAACTCTATCTTTCGTTTCGCAGGCGCAACGTCCCCCACATCGCGGTGATCTGACATGGACTACTCGCTTCCGGTTAAACGCCTGCGCATGACGGTGGTGCTGCAGTCCATCGACGGCGGAGGTTCTCCCGGCGTCATCGAACTGCGCAACGCCGAGCGCGTCATTCTGTGCACCCTGTTGCTGACGGTGCCGAGCTTCTATCTGGTCGGCGACGATCTGGTGCTGACCGCACCGACCACGGGCTTCGTTGCCATCGCCGGCACTGCAGCCATCGCCACCATCTCTGACGGTGCCGGCAACATCATCATTGATGACATGAGTGTCGGCGTCGATGAGACCGAGGACGCGACGCACGACTTCGAAATCTGTCTTGACACCACCATGCTGGAGGTCGGCAAGCAGGTCACCATCGTGGCGGCAACCATCGAGCACGGCTGATGAGCACAGTCAACGACAGCAAGCCGGTTGATGTGCGCGTCGACAGCGTGTTCGGCGAACCTGTCGTGCTGAAGCCGATGATGGTGCAGCAAGGCGGTTACCGCGCGGCAGTGCCTGATCCATCACGGGTCGAGGTGATCGCCACCGGAATTTTCGACACATCACGAGGTGCAACCGAAGGCGTCGGTGGCCCTATGGTGCATCGACAGGCAACAGTTGACACGCAACTGTCGATCCGGTTCGAGCCGATTGATCAGTGCCAGTTGAAGAAGGGAGATCGCGTATTCTTTCCTGATCGGCAAGAGACTCACGAGGTGACGTTCATCCATCCGGACTATAGCGGGCGATGGGATGTGCACATGGTCAAGGTTCTCGAATGAGCGTCATTCGCATGCTGACACGGCTCACTACGGTGGCGGCGTTGCGCGGGCAGACGTGGGCCGACAAGCGGGTGTTCGATAGCGACAACACCCCGCTGTCGCAGGCGCTGATGTTGAACGACGCAGCCAAGCCCTACATCGTGGTCTACACCGACGCCGACAACCGCAACGAACAGAACGGCACCGACATCTACGGCATGCGCCGCGAGCTCAATCTGGTGCTGGAGATCGGAGTCGCATCCAAGGTCGAGGGCACCACCGGCACCGCCGAGTTGAAAATTCCGCTGACCGATGAGGGCATGGAGCTCGCGCTCGACATGGTCGAGGATCAGGCGCTGTCCGCATTGTTCGGCGATCCACAGAACGACTGGGCGGAATTACTCAAGGGCTTCGTGCTGCGCGTCGAGCGGCTGACCGGCCAGCGCGGCGCATCAGGAGATCGAGACCGTCGATGGGCGGCGCGGCAACTCAGCATTGTCTGCGACGTCATTAGCGATCTGCCACCGGGCGAGCCGATACCGGAGGATCATCCGATCATGCAGTTCGTCTTGGTATCGAGCCGCCACCCAGAGGCTGACATGGAGCACGCCGCTGAAATCTGTACTGCGCTGGCATCGCGCGATGTTCGGCCAGACTGGGAGCGGGTGCAGGCTTGGTTTGGCGTGAGAAGAGTTGGCTTGCGCGCCGCAGGTCTAGCCCCGCTCGCCTCTGGCATCGTGCCGATGACGACGATCTATGGCGACGATCTCACCGATAGGCGCGGCGAGGCACCGATCCTGCGCAAGATCGGCCACGACGACATGGACATGGAGATCAACGAGGATGCCGGCCTGATCGATGAACAGACCATCGAGACCAACGTCGTCACCGGTAAGCCCATCGAGAAAAAGGACAAGGTCACCAGCGACGGCGAGGTGGAATGAAGATCAAGATCGACGCCAGCGAAGTGATTGCCTACGCGCAGAAACTTGTGAAAGCGGAGAAGGCAACGACGCCAGCGATCTCGGTCGGCCTCAACGAAGTTGGCGATGGTCTGGTCGCGGTGCTCGCCACCAACCTGTCGCGGGAGACCGGGCTCGCTGTCGAACAGGTGCGCGGACTGATGCAGGTGAAGCGCGCCACACGCAACGATCTGAACTACGACGTCATCGTCAACAACCGCTTGCTGGAGGATGATCCGACCACGCTGGAGGGCCGGCGCGAGTCGCGAGACTTCGGCACGCAGCGACCGAAGACGCTGGTGATCATCGTCAATCAGGATGAGCCCTGCGCAGACTGCGAGGAGCTTGCTGCCGCTGGACCGATGCCCATCGAGATCGCGCGCGAGCATATCCCGAAGCATCCGAACTGCCGCTGCGTGATCATGCCGTATGCGCCGAAGGGCAAGCGTCTTCCGGTTACGATGTCCACCATTACCGGCACCGAGCCGGCGAAGCGATCAGGTCGACGGCAGGATCGGAGCGTGACGCTGCGACAGATGGCGCAAACAATTCTCGACAAGACGGTGACGAAAATTCGCATCGAATTGAAGTGAGACGCTCATGGCTGATGACTACCAGCGCTTGCTTGCACAGATTGCGGACCTGCGCCGGCAGATGTCGCAGCAAACCCAGAAGGGCACCGTGCACGAGGTGAAGGGCACCAAGCTGCGGATGGTTCTCGGCAAGGACAAGGACGGCAAAGAAATCCTGTCACCGTGGCTCAATACCGGCAACATGCGCGGCGGCGCGCGCGAGCAACGGTTCTACAAGAAGGGACAGAATCTTTCGATCTTCGCACCCGGCGGAGACATTGCGCAGGGCATGCTGATGCCGTATGCGCCGAACAAGGACTTCAAGACGCCGGAGCACGCGGACGGCAGCGGTCAGGACGAGGAGAGCTATCAGCAGGACGACTATCGCGGCAAGCAGACCAAGGAAGGCCACGACCACTGGCTGCAGCCCGAGGAGGAAGAGAAAAAGGAAGGCCAGCAATCCGGTGGTCAGGGTGGCGGTGGTGGCGGAAAGAAAGAACAGAAGAAGGGCCACGTCGGCGGCGACAAGGCGGTGATGAAAGCCCGCATGAACAAGGACGGCGGGCACACGCTGCGAGTCGGCAAAGACAGCCGCGTGGCCTCGCACAAAGACGGCGCGAAAATCCGAATGGGCTCTGACTGGGTGGTAGTGTCGAAGGGCAAGATCATCTTCTCGAAGCCGCCGATCCTCGGCAAGGACCCGATCAAGAACGACGACAAGTAACTCAACAGGAGAAGCCACATGGCAAGCATGGTTAGACAGCCCCGCATTCTGCAGAAGTTCTACGTCTACGATCCCAACGTCAGCGACACGTTCGGCGGGCTGCGTGTGCTGCAGGACAAGGACGACAAG